GCCTCGTTCATTTCCTTCAGCGCATTCGTGCCACCGAATATCGAAGAAATGAAAGGCCCGGCGACTGCCGCACCAACGGCGATGAGCGCACCGATCACCGCACCACCTGGGCCGAAGATCGAGGCTATTTGAGAACCTTGTTGACCGAATACTGTAGCCGCTGCTGTGCCACTTTGTAGCTGAACCGCTACGTCTTGAATCTGGAAGCCTAGTTGCTGAGAAGCGCCTCGGAAGTTTTTGAATCGCCCTGTGACGACCTGAGCATTTTTCGCAGTGCGGTTGAGGTTTTGGTTAACCGAATCAAGGCCGCGTTTGGTTCTATCCTCTGCTGTAATTACTACTTTAGCGTCAGCCATTCTCGCGCCCCAAAATGTTTAGGTAGGCTATCCACTCATTGAACTCACTGAGCGGCATCTGCTCTGCCTCACCTATCGTAATATGTAAGCGATCAGCTAAGGCAATGAGATTTAACCGAAACTGATCGCTAGTTAGTTTTTTTCCTGATCCTCAACACTGGTGATGGTGCTAAACATCTGAGCAGCGATCTCGCTAACTATTGCGCTTTCCTCACCCATCAGGTCATGTCGATCCTCTGCCGTGCCAAAGATACGCTCATTCGACTCGTCGGTAGCCTTCATGCAGATCAAATCAACCATCGCAGGCAGCGTCATGTCACTCAAAAAGCCGGGGTGCTTCTTTTGCATCTGGCCCATGTCATACGCCGTAATCGGGTAGCAGTAAAAGACGAAAGGCTCACCGCCTTCGTCTGCCCACTCTGCCACCTCAATTCGCTTTGGCTCAACCTTGCGCCGGTTGCGTAGCTCCCGAACCAGACCCATCAGTTCGTGCCTTCTGTGACCGCCCCTGATACTTGGAAGGCAAACTCGCCCTCAACTAGACCATCGAATGCTGCGCTGATCGTGTTGCCAGTCACAACCGCTGCCCCGCTGTAAAACTTCTCGCCTGATCCTGTGCCTGTGGGATGGATCTGGAAGTCGAGAGAGTCTGCCGCATCAACTAATAGCTGAACCGCATCGCTGTCGTCCCAATAGACTGACATGGAGACGGTTGCATTTTTGAGTGAGCCGACATAAGTGCGTGCTGTTGCACCCATCACTGTGGTTTCTAGCGTGTCCGCTGTTTGCTCAATGCTGAAATTCCGCACCTCTCCTGCCGCCGCCGCAGAACCGCCAGTGGCGGCCAGCTTGACGACTCCACCCGAACCTTTTGTTGTAGCCATTGTATTGCCCTCTAGGTTGTACCGCGAGTGAACTGATATTCGACTCGCACTGTAATAATGACCCCGCCTACCGGGTCAATGCTTCCATCATCTGTATCAATGGTGGTTATCTGTGTGTCGATAGCATTCCCGCCTCTCGTCCTATCGACATCTAATTTTTCCTCAATCGCTTCCACGATCTCATTTCTTGCGGTGTCTATCGTGGTCGATTTGACGAAACAGACTAGCTCGTAGTCTATATTGCCAAAGCGACTTGTAGCTGTTCCGCCTACCGTGGCGTCCTCTCTGCTTTCGTTAGTCGTCCTGACTAAGATCGCAGGGTATTGCGCGTTGCTTAGTTTATCAAAGTCAAAAGGCTCTCGCGTCACCAGTTTGATAGTAGGTGATGAGATAGCCTGCAACTGCGTCACGATATTGCTGGCGATGTTTTCCCTGACGCTCACGCTCTACCCACGGCTGCTTTGATGTCTGTCGTAAACCTAGCCTGCAACCTTGTCTTTTCTTTGCTGTTGAATCCCATAAAAGGGCGAGTGCGCTGATTGAAGTTCGCCTTTTTGGTTGCCTGTTGGTTATCAAAGAATATGACCGCTCGCCTACTGCTTTCACTCTTCACCTGCATCGACCTAAGCATCTGCCCTGTCGCAAACAAATCCACTGGATCAATCGGGAATCCCCTTTTCTTCAGTTGCTTAATATAACCCTGAGAATAATCGCGGAACTTGCCGTTGATACCTTTGCCTTCCTCGGTGCGCTGCTTGATGATCTGCCTACCTAATCCTGCAACCCGCAAGATTGCTTTCGGCAATGCTGACTCAACCGCCTGCTTTTGTTTGGCAGTAATCTGTGTCAAATCCTTGGGCGTTATCTCTAGGTTGAGAATTACGGTCATCGAGTTAGTCGCCCATAGCTCACAATATTGCGCTCGTCATCTTCTATCGAGCCGCTATTGTCATCGTCATATTCCACGCCGTCAGCGAACACTGCGACCAATTCCTCTTCATATCTCTGCTTATAGAAGTCGATCATTCCAAGGAAGCGATCATTCTCAACCCAGTTGGTTAGCTGAGGCAGAGCAAATTTCCAGAGAACTAGATAAGCGTTACACCGTGTCCATTGAGACTCTGTGAGGTAAGCAGTGACCATTTCCCCTGGCAAGCCTTTGCGATACCACCACTCATTGCGAATGGTACGCAGCAAGTCTGTTTCAGCCTTCGCATGTTCCGCCGAAAAGCTAGTAATCCCAAACTGCAAAATGTCAGGAACAAGTGCGACTAAATCAGAGTCTTGAGAAAAGGCCATATCAACTCCATTTCACGCGATCAGCCCAGTAGGCCGCTGATGCCGTTTTGTCCTTGCGACCTTTGGCTATGTTCACCGCATGTCGCGCCTTGAACGATCTGCGCTTCGCCTTATCAGCTTCGCTCTCGCCCTTGCGTGGAGGTTTGGTGTCTGCGCCCTGTTGTCCGAATCGGATCATCCGAACCTTGTCGCCCTGTCGCGCTAATACGACGTGGCTTTTATTTGGGTGCTTTGGTGTACGTTTCGGGCGGTTGTAGCCCTCGAAGCGAACGCCACGATATGTAATCGCCATGAGACCTCCAAAAAGGGCCAGCCCCGCACTCTGGGAGAGATGCGGAGCCAGCCGAAACGCTTAGAGTGCGCTGTCGAACAGCATCTCGACGCCATAAGTATCATCAAGCTCGCCCACACCGTATACGGCGGTGGCGTTAAGCTCGAATGCTCTCAATGACGCATCGCGCTGGGTCTCAATTTGGAAGTCTCGCTTCATAGCGATTGCCAAGGCTTCGCGACTGAATACAGCGCCTTTCGCATCGTCAGAACCATCAACTGTAATGTTAGATGACTCGAAGATGTCAACGCCTGCAATCGTGCCGACATAGCTGTTGACCATAGCCGTGTTTTGCGCGTCACCACCGTTAGGGTTCGCGAAGGTATTCGTCAGATTAGCTTTTATCTGATATGCCTGGAACGGATGAACAACCGCAAAGATTTCGCCTTGAGCTTTATTGGCACGCAAGGTAGCCGCAGCCTTGAAGATGTCAGCAACCGTGATCTCGGTGCCTGCTCCACCTAATGCGGTGGAGAATCCATCGAACAATGCGATCAGGTCTGTGTCAATCTTCGTAGCGATTGAGTTACCTAGAACAGTGCCTAGTTCTTCTGCTGGGTTGCCTGCGCCCATCGCTGCAACGTCGGTCAGCACGACTTGTGCGCCAACTTCGCCGACTGTAATGGTTACAGAAGATGTTGAGACAGTGCTGCTGCTCATGTCGGTGCCTTCCGTCAAGTCAGCGGCTGTCACTGCTGGGTACTTTGGCACTTGGATGGTCTTACCAGCTTCGTCGCCAATGTTGTACATAGTAACGAGGCCCATCATTAGGGACTCTTCTTCCGCAGTAAATCGTGCCTGTGCGATGATATTCGCGAACAGGTCGTCGAGAGTTGTGCTTGTTGTAGCAGCCATGATTTGTGTCCTATATCAAAAAAAGTGGTTTATTTGGTTTTCTTCTTGAGAGCGCGGAAGGCTTCGCGCCCACCATCTTCCCAGTTGTTTACCATGTCCCCCACAGATATAGGCTTCTGCGTCGAGCCACCAGCGTTCCCCATTGTGCCAGCGCCACCTTGAGAGGCTCTGACGAAGTGCGGACTTGCCGTCAAAAATTCGCTCACCGCTTCGTCTATTGAGAGCGGATCTGCATTGTCGTTATAGCGCACTGTGCCGTTATCGTCTATCACTTCAACCATCCCATCATCGGATAGCCTCACGCGATTACGCAACAACGTGGCGACTTGCTCAGAGTCGATAGCGTTGTGCTTATTTGCGGCGGTCAACAAAGCACCGTCAATCTTGGTGCTATGCAGTGCAGCGTTTAGCTTTGCTATCTCCTGATCCTTCTTTTCTACAGTCTGTTTCAGCACTGACTCAAACTCGCCTTTTTCTTTTTGGCGCTCTATCTGCGCCTGTTCACGCTCAAGCATGACCTGACGAGCTTCTTCTAAGTTAATGCCGTCTAACTGCCGTTCAAACTTCTTACGCTCCCTCGCCAGACGATCCGATATTACGCGATCCATGTCTTCTTGGGTGTAAGTCTTTGACTCCTGAGTTGGTGTTTCTTGCGCTGGCTCAGTCTCAACGCTTTCTTCCATGATTTCGTCGCTCATGTAGCGATAACCTCTAGTGAGTTGAGGCTATTTTTACCCTTTCGGGTAAATTGTCAACCTTTGCGTTATCTTCGCTTGCGCCCCATCGGTCGCTTGTTCTTTTTCTTCTTCTTCTTCTTCTCGTTTCCATAGTGATATGGCATCTCAAACCTCCACAAGTGGTAGCCAATGATGGCGGCAGTTGTATCCGCCTCTAACGATGAACGGGTTGCCCGGAGCCTTGCCCGCCCATGATTCCTTGTCCCATATTCGCTCTATCTCTGCCTTCGTGTATTCGTTCTTGTGATCGGTCTCGTTGATGATGTCGCGGCAGAATTGCCGAGAGTCTGTAATAAGATCACCGTAATACTCGAAGGTCTCTATCCCCATTTCTTCAGCCGTTCTAGCTGTAATGCTAGCCGAGAACTGACTGAGCGAATCTTCTGCGTAAGTTGTCGCATAACGCCGCATATTATTGCCCAAGCGATCAGCAGCATATCGATTATGAAGAGTCCTAATTGCATCCTCTCTAGCCTGTCCGGTAGCGTTTTGAGCCACTGCCACAAGTCTTCTAATTTCTTCCTGATCGCTCGCTTGATAGATTCCATTGATTGACCCTCTCAACTCTTTAATGAGTACGTCTCGGCTTTCACCTACTAAGGTTGACCGATAGACACCATTGGCTAAAACGTCCAACTGCTGCTCTGCGATGGCCTCGAAGCCTTGGAATGACTGGCGCTGTAAAGCCGATATAATCTCTGGCTCTACCCTGATGAAGTCGCCTAGCTCTGAGAACATCTCATACTGGCTAGCGTATAAGCCTGGATATTCTTCGATGAGTTGCTGAACAGCGACGAGGTATTCATCGGTCAGCGCACCCCTAATCTGATTGCGTGCCTGTAAAGCATAAGCAAGGTCGAAGAGGACGCCTTGGCGAACTGGCGCGGAACCTGCTATCGCTGCGATGCGCTCTTCTAGTCGTTGCAGTACGTCAGCAATCCGGCTTCGATGCGTGTCCGCTAGCCGATTGACGATCTCTGCATATTCATCGGGGGTCATTCTTCAGCTACGGGAAACTGCCCAAGCACCTGAGTAGTTGCAGTGATCTCATCGTGAGCTTGCATCAGCTTGTCATCGTCTAACACTAGGTCGGCGATTTGCTTGTCCACCTCTTGCTGCAAGGTGGCTGATCGAACACCGCTGGCCTTCATCTGCTGCAAAAATAGCAACTCTTTCTCGTAATCTCTCACGTCGAATGAGTCGGGATAGAACACCTCCACATCTGGCGTAACATCTAGCCATCGGCAAACGAAGCGCCACATCTGCTCCTCTGCTAGCTCGAGCAAGTCAGCTTTTTCTGAGAGCTTGGCGTTAAGCATCTGGAACTCAGTCTGCATCGCCACGCCTGATTGCGTTATAGCTTCAGTGCCTCTGACTGCGCCCATATGCGCCATGCGATTGATGGCTTCCACCTTGTCTTTGATAGACTCTCTGATCTGCTGGATGTTGTTACCAGAAGGCTGCAATAGGAACGGCTTCATCGTTTCGGCTGATTCGTCTGGCACGTTTATCACTGCACCAGCACCTGCGCTCGCATCAGTGTCGAATGTCTTAACCAGGGACGGATGGTTGCTTATCCGTATTAGCTGCTCGATCTCTGATAGCTCTTGATAGATAGCCTGCTGCATGTAGCTGATATCGGACAGGTCAGAGATACCGACTGCCCTTGTGTTTGATCTGTTCGCCGGTAGGAATACCGCAGGGATAACACCTAGCGGATTCTCTTTCTCTTCCATCATGGTCTCGCGGTCACCGTCAGACTTCCAATGCTGGATGACATCTTTACGCCAGATTCGGAAGTAGCTCACGATAGTCGTAGCGTCCTCCCGGTCTACGGACTCGCGCAGCTTAAGATACGTCAACTCGAAGCGCCCTGATGGGGTACGCTCAAACTGCCAGTCGAAGACGTTCTCAGGAGTAAACAGTGACAAGTAGGGTCGAATCTCTTGCTCCAGCTCTTCGGCTCTTGTCGTTGCGTTACTCTCTGGCTTATCAACGAGTATCCATACATTCCCATAAACGCTAGACCATATCTGAGCCTGCTTCATGAAGCTGTTAAGTCCCATGCCATCTAGGTCGGCATCCTTGACCATCGCATCGAGAGCAGGGTTCGCATCAAGGCTGTTGTAGACGCGCACTGGTGGTACACGCCAAAGGAATGAGCTATAGATGTGAACTACGTTCCGACAGTGGTTATCAATCGGAGTGAGACTGATGCGCCTAGCATACTCATTCTCAGACTCGTTTTGGTAGCCAGTGAGATAGCTGCCGTTCTTATACTCTTGACCCCCAGCATATGACCGCAGGTAGAACTCCCACCTGTCTTGGTTCGCGTCATAGTCGGGGTGCTGATACTCCAGGTTTTTCATGCCGTCCACCTAGTCGGTTGTTCTGTGCTGCGCTCTTTGCGAATCGGGAAAAGATACTCTATCGCGTAACCTAGCGCATCATTCATATGATCAAAGCCGTCATCTTTGTTTGGCTGGCTTGTGCCCTCTTTGTACGTCTGCCGCTCCAGTGATGAAATAACTTGTTTGCACTTAGGATCGACTAACAACGTGCGCTGTCCTGTCGATGACATCAGCTTGCTATTCACAGAATTGATCCGGTCTCGCACTGGTGGGTGACTGTTTCTTAGCTTCACCCGAAAGCCTGCGTTTTGCAGAATAGATAGATCAGTTCTACCACCCGCACTTGTCTTGCGCTGCTTACTCGCTGGGTCTGGGTAGATCGTGACTTGATGCTCTCGGTATCTTTGCAGGATCTCGTCTGCCATCTCGTCAGTATTTGACCCGTATATAACGATCTCGTCTATAACGTGCATAGTGCTGCCGTCTTTCACCATAACGACTGCGCTCATGGGATCTAGGTTGAAGTCCATACCGATATGAAGCTCATCAGCTAAAAAGCCTTTACGAACGCTCTCCTCTCTGTTGAAAGCGTAATAGACCACCCCTGAGTAAGTGACAAACTGTGCCTCATACTCTTGGGTAAAAGTTCGCTCGTCTAGGTCTGATCTCGCTTGGTCGATCTCAGCCGCCTCAACATTGCCGCCTTCGATGGTCGTATACTGGAAGGCTTGCCAGCCCTCCTCTTTGTCCGCGCCTCGCGTCCATAAGTCGTAGAAATGATTTCTCCCCTTGGGTGTGCCGATAAACAATGCAGACCCTAGCCTATCGCTAAGACTAGGACGAAGCACCTCAAACCATGCCTCTGGTCTCATATCGGCGAACTCGTCCATCACAACAAAATCTAATGCTCGCCCTCTTAAGTTGTCTGGCTTCTCTGCACCCTTGAGCGAGATCGTTGAGCCATTCCTAAGCGTTAGCGATAAAGCAGTCTCATTGCGCTTGGTTGCGTATCCATCCGGCAGCGCATCGTTGAGCATATTCCACGCGATCTCTTTCGCTGCTTTATATGTGGGACAGACCAGCCAACAGTTTTTATCGTTACCTGCTAATGCCGCTTTGATTAGCTCATGGACTGAGAGAAAGGTCTTGCCGAACCGCCGCCCTGCGACAACGACTCGGAACCTACTCTCATCGAAGAAGATGTCATCCTGTGGCTTTGTTAGCTTCATCAGCCCGCTCGATGATGATAGGCGGCAGATCTTGTGGCTCTGGCTCTGGCATATCGCTTTGACCTAACCAGTTCTTCCCTAGCCAAACCAACATGGTCGTGTTGCCATCCATCGCCGCGCTGTATTGTCTTCTGCGTAGGCTCATCTTGCCTGTGGATGCTTTTTGTTTGAAATACTCCGCAAAACTGAGCTTATGCTCACGATGACATGCCCTGTTGAGGGTGTCGTAATCGACGCCAAGGATGTTGGCTTGCTCCTCACCTGTGCAGTGAATAGCGCATAGCTTGTCTACTTGATCCCAGTCTATTTGCTTTTGAGGTCTAGCCATGAGCTTCTTTTGTTTGGAGCGTTGAGGTCGGAGTTGCACCGCCCTCTCCTGCTTGGATAGCAGGCGTGTCGCTTTCTACACCTTCAACGCGTTTTGGATAGGGTTGTGATCTCGCTGCCAGCTTTTTCTTAATCGCTTTGTTGAGTGGCATTAAATATCGATGCTTTCCTTTCGTATAAAACACTGTCGCGTTTGGGTCTAACCGTTCTCTGACCGCTTCAATGCTTTGCTTCACGCCTTTGCTATAGACAGATTTTGGATGTGTTTTTTTGCCGTTAATTATGAAAGCGCCGAGCGATCCATCATTGTATTTGCCATCATAGATCCAATTTGTAGCCTGATAGATCCCGCCGTGGTGGTCTTGATCGCAATCTGAATAGCTTACTACTAACTGCAGCTTGGGGCTTTGTTTGCGCAAAAACTTCAACGCGATTGCCAATATTCGAGAGACAGGAGCTTGATGTTTCGTCAAAGCAACTCTCACCAGCTCGCACCCTTCATCTGGCATCAATCCATACGGTTTTAATAGGTTAGGAGTAGCTCCTCGACCAAATAGCACGACCCCTATAAATTTTCCATTTTCCCACGCGCCAATTTTTACAAGTTTCCCAACAGGCATTGAACCACTGTAGTGCCAATTTTCACAAGCAAACTTAGCCGCTTTGTGTGACGCCCAGTCTATTTTCACATCAACAGACATAAATCGACCGCATTCTATCGCCAAACTTTTGTTTTGCGATCTGTGTTGCGCCCGGCAAACCTAAGCCATCCATGTTTATCATGGTCAGACTTCTATCATTCAAAACGACTCTGTACTTAGCTATCGATGTGCCTTCGACTTCAGTATCGAAACGCGAAAGTATATTTTTGTTTCTTTGTTCGTTATCCAGCATTATTCGCCCTCATATCGAACTCTTTCCCACAATGTGGGCAATCTATCCACTTGGGATCAAGCTCATCTAGCTTACCCTGTTCATTCTCTGAGGCTGGCTTAAAGTCGACATTCTGTGTGATCACCTGCAATTCTTCGGCATCGAAGCCTGTTAAGTCGACATCTATTTCTAGCTCTGTGAGTCTTTCAATCTCTACCGCTAACAGGTCATAATCCCATCCCCCGTTTTCAGTGAGCTTGTTATCAGCGATCACATAAGCCTTGCGCTGCGCCTCGGACAACCCTGCAAGCGTAATCGTAGGCACTAGCTTGAAATTGAGCTTTTGCGCTGCTGCCAGTCTGCCGTGCCCTGCGATTATCCCGTTATGCTCATCAATCAGAATTGGGTTGTTAAAACCGAACTCCTTTATGCTGGATGCTACTTGCGACACTTGTTGCTCGCTGTGCGTTCTAGGGTTGTTAGCGTAAGGGATCAGATCTGTCGTTGCGATATACGCAATCTCAAGCTCACTCAATGACTAGCTCCCTAGCGTGACTTGTTGCTTTCGACCATCAGCATCATTGCTTTCCTCTTGGCATCTGCTGATAGCTCTTGGAAGTGATACACGCGCACGCTGCCTGCATTATGACTTGCCCCTGTATGTAAGATGCCTCCTGGCATCATATGGGTATCGCCCTCATATGGTGTGCCATCAATCCTGTAGTGTGTGATTCCCTTCATCGTTTTGTAGCCCTCCTGACTGCTTTGCGTTCTGCCTCAGTGTAGCGAGCCGAGCCTTTGCCCGACTTGGTAGCTTTGTTTTTGGCTCTCGATCCTGCCGCCTTTTGGCCCGACGATAATGCTTTACGAGCCGCTTTAGGTAGGTAGCGAGACTTGCCCTCTTTCCCCACATAGTCCCAATCTTGCTTTGTCCACTGGCTCAGACGATTGCTAGCTGACTTTCTACCTGAGTACTTACCGCCTGCGTCCTTGTAATATTTGACAGCGAGTTGTGCTGCTCTGCCTGACCATTTGCCGCCCATCTTCCGCTTGGCTCTGGCTTTGGCTCTGTCCCAGATCTTAGGGTTAAGTCTCTTTGCAGTCTCTGCCATTACTTCTCTCTAGCCACGGAATTGACCTTCTCATATGAGCGCATAGCGCCCAAGCCGAGCATGCCCATCATTACTGGGACGAGTAGCGTCGTATCTACTTCTGGCACTGATACCCAGATGCTTATTATGTTAGCGATGATTGTGTTGTACAGCAGACCGAGTGCGCATATCCACCCGATAGCTGGTCGCCAGCCTGCGACGAACAGCGACTTGTGCGCTGCTTCCATCTTATTGATTTCTAATTGGCCTCGCAGTGCTTCCTGCGAATGGCGCTCGCTCATCGTTGCGATTTCGTGAGCCAAGGCATTCTTTTGGTCTTTGTCCTCGATGAACTTGTCCAGCAGCCCTGTCACTGGCCCGATCAACTGACCGACTATGCTCATCGTCCATTACTCCTGTTCTGCCAAGCCTGCGCACCGAAGAACGCCGAGATCACGGCGGCTACCGAGACGAAGTAAACCGCTGCCATATCGCCCAAGATTGAGGCCGCTTGGTTCATACCAAAGAACTCGCTTGCGACAACTAACGATGGATATAAAAGCATCCCCCATAAAGCGAACCAACTCATAGCCCTCTGTGCGTCCGCTCTCTCATGCGCTAGCTGCATTTCTTGCAACTTCTCTGAGGTTTCTAGCTCTTCATCGCTAACGATACCGTCGCCATCCAAGTCCTTGTCGGCGTAGATCGAACCTTCTTCGAGCCTCTTAGCCGCCATCAGTTTTCTTTGCCCTTGTCGCCTTTGGCATGACACCTGACACGCTGGTGATCTTCAACGTAAAGTCTTTACCCGCTGCCTCAAACAATCGCTCGAGTGCTGCCTTACTGTTGTTCACGAATGGTGCTTGTCCGTTGAATCCCCACCCCAGTCCCGGCGCTATGCATCCCGCTAACTGTGTCGGCTTGTTCGCTGAGTGAAATAGTATGTGCGTTCTGCCTTTCACATCTTTGACTTGCACCGCGTCCGGGTACTTGTCGCTGCTGTAATCCTCACACTCATACTCGCCCTCTGGAATACAGGATATCCAAGGCTCATTATTGCGCCATGCTCTCTCTACCGTGAAGCATGAGAAGTCTATATCAGCGCCCTCAACGGTCAGCCTGCCTGCCGTTCCCTCTGGTGCATACGCGAATCTCTCGATCACTACCTTCATCTGGCCTCGCTTGCAAGGATCGTAAAAGCTGCATTTTTACCGATTTGTGATCCTTTATTCTAGCAGATTCGTAAATAAAAAGTTTATTTAGCGATTCCATTTTATAAACTAAAAGTGTAAACTATTGTCGTCAATAAGGAGAAATGACATGCGTAAAATCAAAATTCCAAAGCGATTCTATCAGGATCACGTTGAAAGAGATCTTGATGCACCGCCTATTATCAAAGAAACACAATCTTACATTTGGATAGACGCAACTAGCGTACACCTTTCCAATCTTTTGTCTGACGCAGATTTTTACGCTGACCCTAGCAGCTATGACCATGCTGATTTCGGCAGTAGTTTGTCGGCATTGGTGAAGTCGGCAAAAGCGACTAAACGTGCAATCGAAAACTATTTAAACAAGGCCGCGTAAGCGGCTGGGGTGTTAATTATGGGTATCACAAACGGAACCAAGGTCGAGTATAAAGGGCGCGTGCTGCGCGTTTCTGGCAGGACTCTGAACGATATGTTCGTGGACGAAGTAGATGTGATCGAAGACGACGGACATATCAGGACAATCATTTTAGGGCAGCAGCAGAACGATTCCAGAATAGCAACGGTCGATGCAGCCCCAGAATGGTTAGAAAAAGCTCGCGCGAACGAGACGCTTCGGGGCGCTGAGAGATTAGCTCACGCCGCACGGGATACAGGCTTGACGCCAAAGCAGTTTGCAGACGTACAGAGTGCGCTTGCGTCACAACGTGTAAGCAGAGCAGATATTGCTATCAGGCTTCGTGATCATCAGAGAGATTCATCGCCCAGCAAGTTCATACATAGCTTGGCAAATCAAGTGATCGAATGGGCCAAGACAAGCCCTAGTGATCGAAAATACCGCACTCCGCTGAGTGACAAACAAATTAATTATTTCAAATAAGGAGCGCCAAAATGTCTAACGAATACAGAGACGTGCTACTCGAAAACCTTTATTTGGAGGCTATCGACAAGGGCATGAGCGAGGAAGAAGCACAAACCTACGCTGAGGAAGAATCTGAAAAGTGGGGGGATCTACCGTGGCAATTAGACTGAGATACCCTTTTATAGTGCTTGTGATCCTGGCTTTAGGTTATGCCGGCAATGCAGACTTCGATGACGCGATCGCTGAGGAGCAACGATATATTGAGCGCGTCTGTAATGGCGCTCACTCTGATTATTTGTCACTAGGAGTCAACTGTGCCGAAGTATCACGTCCTCTACCATGAGCTAGTGACTAAATACATTTTGGTGACGGCGGAGAGTAAGGAAGAAGCCGAGATGCTTGCTTGTGAGGATCGAGGTGTCTGGCTACACTTGCCTGAAACGACTAGCCATCATTGCTTGCGCGTTTGGGACTCTTCGGTGCCGCACTTATCGCACGAAGAGATCCACGAAGTCCTAGCCGCCGCTCATGGCCTAGAATCTGCTGATTGAAGTCCTCGATCATATCCCGATAGTTTGCAGCATAGAGCTTATGCACATCTTTCTTCGTGGCGATCATATGGTCAACGAAGTCTCTACCGTAATAATCAATCATCCAGAGAGTATATGAGTGAGGCGCAGTTCCATGCTTCATTGAGAAGCTGTTGCAGCCTTTGCACTGAGGGTGGACATTTTCAATCTCCAACGCCCATCGGCTCGATGAACCCTTAGCGATGAAGTGCCCACCATCCATACTTTTGTAGTGATCCACCTTGCCACAGGTTACACAATGACAGAATCCACTGTCGTCAGCCGCTTGTAATCTAGCAAGCAACTGTATCTTTTCGAGCGCCTTAGCTCTCAGTGTTTTAGGCATTAGACAATACCGCGATGGTTAGCCTGGCGAGTGCGTTCTGCATCGAATGACTTTTCACAAATGCTGATAGATTTGTTCGCTCTCGCAACTGCAAGGTTAGCTAGCTGAAGAGCCTCATAATGCTCCGCCCACTCTTTAGTAGATCGAAGCATTGCTTCAGCTTTCACCGCGCTCTCTCCCGCTTGCATATAAGCGAGTTTGGAAGCCGATTCCATACTCTTGAAGTTCACATCGAGCTTGATAGCTTCACGACTCAATTGTTCCCATTTATCACTTCTCTCGGAGAGAGAGTTAAGAATCTTTGCTAGTCGATCTTCCATACTTTTCCTTAAGTCACACACCAGCCTGCACCTGGCAATAGCACAAAAACCTCTGGCTCGCGTTTTGGGTTCCACCTATCTGGGTGCCCCCTATGCCTAGTCAGCCAGACTAACTGTCGGCGGTGCCCGCTACTGTGTCGCGTAGTCTCTAACAGCTACCCTTCGGTCATCTGCCAGCATCACACCCGCTTTAAAAACCCGCCTTTTGGCGCGAGGACGGGAACCCGCTGTTTCAGGGGATGGAGACCCCTTGCCATTCCGTTGTCGGGCACGCGAACGGAGGCGCGCAAGGAGAGGTGTGTTGCCCCTGCCCACCCGCATTTGACCACACTTGCGGCAGTGCATGAAGGGTGAAAGCGCACCCTGGCCTAAACTCGCCACTGTGCCAGAAACACATCTGGCCGTATCTGGTGAGGAGTAACTTCTCCTTGGGTCAACTTACTCATTCGCACGACGTAGTGCGCGGGCACTCTATTGTTGCGCCATTTTTGTAGCATCTGAGGGCTAACCCCCAAACGCCTAGCGAATGCCGATTGATTGTCCTCGCTGCTCGAGTCGATGATCTTTCTAAATATGCTCTGATCCATGCGGGCACCATAACATACACTTTTTGGCAAATAAACCTTTTGTTCATAGCCTGTATGGGTTAAACTAAAAGTATAAACACAGAGGAGAAAAACGTGTTAGACCGAGCCGACGAAGATAAATATAACCCCAAAGCACCGTGGAACCTGCCAGACGCAGACATATGCTCTTGTGGTGAGCCTAAGACCTTTGATCCAGACGAGAGGATTGATTATTGCCGATACTGCGACGGCGGTGAGGTTCGAGTGATCGCTAGAGATTTCAAGCTGCACCTCTACGGTTGCAACGAGTATCGTAGCCTAGAAGCTGGCTTGATTGCAGAGGTAAATACAGAGATGGATCAGTATGCGACAGAGCTTGAGAGAGAAGGCTTTACGTTCTTTGAGTACAAATACCGTGAAGGCGCGGCGAAGATCGAGGTTCCGGCCGACTTTATTAACTCGAACCCAGCGCGACAGTATTTCGTAAAGCACAACGGGTATGAGATCGGTTGTATTACTGAGGAGCGAACATGAGCACCACATATCCAGACATCGACGTGACTGATCCGAATGAGCCTGATTATGACCCTGAGCCAATAGAAAAGACCGCAGAGCAAATCAGCTATGACCTTAAAATGCCTTGGCCCATCGAGAAAGTTAAATCCTACGTGGGCAAAAAGGGAAAAACATTCCATTATCTTGATGCCAGGCAAGTGATGCACCGCCTAGACAGAGTTTTAGGGCCAGAAAACTGGTCGGATGATTATAAGAGCCTAGACGGTAAAACCTGCTGCACCCTCAGTCTGTATATACAAGGAAGATGGATAGCTAAATCTGATGGTGCTGGTGATACAGAGATTGAGGGTGAGAAGGGCGGTTTCAGCGACTCGTTTAAACGAGCAGCCGTCAAGTGGGGTGTCGGCAGATACTTGTACCGCGACGGCCCTCCCATGACGCCAGAGCAGTACAAAAACGGATGGAAGCGCCCAACCAGCGTTGCAAAGACAGTCATTGAGGAGATGGGCACCAAAGTAGACGAAGACCTTGCCTACGAGTACTACAGCGCGATAAACGAGGCATTCGAGCAAGACGATAATCATGGGTTGATTGAGCTTTGGCGTGAGCTAATCAAAGACAATGATATGTACACCGTCGTCTGGGAGAGGCTTGGGTCGAAGGTGAGAACCCACGTTAGAAAGCATGACTATTTCAGAGTAGAGGAAGAATAATGGAAACCAGACAGGACGAACTACAAGCAGAATTTGACCGCTACCATGAAGAGAACCCCAAGGTTTACGAAGCCTTCAAGCGGCTGACTTTCCAACTGATAAACGCGGGCCGTGAGAACTTCTCTGCGAGCGCAGTTGTGGAGCGGATACGGTGGGGCGTAAGCATTGGCGAATATGGCCCTGACGACTTCAAGATCAACAACAACTACCGCGCCTTCTATGCTCGATTGTTCCACATGGAACACCCAAAGCACGACGGCTTCTTTAGGACTCGAAAGCAGAAGTCAGCGGATGAAGATGCTACGCACTTGCCGCCGCTAAAACGCAGCTGGTTTGATGAGATGACCGACGAAACACAACAGCACCTAAACGGACTGAGGATCAGATAATGTCAGATGTAGAATGGATGGACGGCTTGCGGATATTCCCGCCGAATGAGAAAGCGCCTGACTTTGTGAAGGGCGACATCGTAATCAACCCAGAGCAGGCGATTGCATGGCTCAAGAAGCAGGACGGCACAGTTAGACTAGAGCTAAAGACCAAGAAGAGTGACGGATCGCTTTACGCTACTGTAAAGCAAAAGCCTCAACGTGAAGGCAGCGCAGAGGATTATAGGGCGATGAAACAAGGGTATAATACCGGCAGACAGCAAGGACGTAATCAAGACCCTCGGACTCAGACCAATGAAGAATGGCTGAACGACTATGGCCGCAAGCAGAAGCCAATTGTGCAGGCATCATTTCCGCCAGATTACAGCAGCAAAAAAAGATCATACGACGATTTTGAGGACGACATACCCTTTTAGGAGAGGACATGGACGAGCGAACATTCGACAGGGCATTTCACGACTGGCTGACAATAAAGCCAAGCAAGCGCAAGGAGTGGGCCGAGCAGCGGCCTATCTACTATAAGATCTTCGGCAAAGAGTCCGAAGCTGCGCTCATCAACGCTCTAGCTGATCTGATGGAGAAGCCATCTCAGAACTTCTTTCCATCACCGGCAGAGATCAAGACTCAGCTTTACGCCAACGCTTCAAGGAATACTGAGCAGCCATCAAACAGGCAATCAACCGACAGCGAGATGGTCGCCTCACGTTTGCTCGATCACAAGCTAGGCAAGAAGCTATACGATGAGACAGGAGAGGCCAAAGACAGTCCAAGACCTCCAATGGTTCAGCCTTGGATCGAAGACCTAGTGAACTTCGTGATCGAGAACATTGACGACCACGCCCAGCAAGGAACCTTGGGTCTGATGGTCATTAGGAAGGAGGCGGGACTAGCCGTCGGCTTCGGATTCTAAGGGCGGCTCGTTGTGGTTGAGTCCTTCCTGCTGCTCTTTGATGATTTTAGCATGAACAGCGATGTTGTTTTCTGTCTCTTGCTGCTCGATGATAAGCTGAACGAGCTTGTTCTTGAGGTATCCGATACGCTCAGCCCGAACGACACCATCTCGGGTTAGATCTTCCTCTTGATACTTGACGCCATCAATCTCAATCATGCTAAAGCCTTATCCGTTTTGGATATGTTAACCCTTTTGGTTAATCATAGAAAGTGATATTGGGTCTCACCTTGACTGGGATGCAGTAGGCGCTGATGTTTTTCTGGGTGCTGATCCGTCGCTTATCGACAGGCTTTATTGATCCATTCTCAAGCCATGCTGCGAACTGGTTGCAGCGAAATATTGAGCGGAAGTGGTAGTCTCCGGGCACCTGCACTCCATCGACGATCATAACTAGCAGGAACGCCATTATCATCGGTATAGCTTTAATATGATTGCGAACCCCCCGGCGATTATTGCTCCACCGATCAGCAAAGTCGTGGCCCCCACTAAGATCTGATTGATTAAATGTTGTCTCGCCTTCTTTTTACGAGCAATCATTCGCAAGTGTTCTTGTCTGTCTTGATCCTGTTGTGCTTTTGCGGCCTTAAAATCGTCCAACAGCTTAGGATCGGCCACTAATAGGAGGTCATGGACTGACTGCCAATGCCTTTCGTATTGGCGCTTTATCATTTGGAGCTTCAAGATTTCGTTCTGCGTCAGCGGCTTGAACGTGCTTTGACGACGCTCGGCCTCAAAGTTCGTTATGCCCTCTCCAAAGTCTGAGATCATCCCCATGACTTGGTGGACGCCTTGCCCAGTCTCGTTGCATTGAGCTATCAGCCCATTCAGGGCCGAGAGAGTGGCTGTGGCCGCTGCGATGCTCTCAATCACCATTGGGGGTCACCCCATAAAAAACTGAGGTAAGGCTGCTGCCAGGATCAGCGCATAGAGGCCGTAGATTAGATTCTCAAGGTGTTTGAACTTCTCGCTACCTTCTGCAAGGCGTTCTTCGATCCGCTCGTAGCGCAGCGCACACTCACGCTCATGCGCGTTTATTTCATTTAGTGCTTGGTCGCCAGCGTCAGTCATACGGACACATTCACTCTGCGTATCGGTGCCAATGGCTGTGCTTCGATTCTGTTACCATCCTTAGTGTAGATAGTAGGAATGATGGTCTCCACAGCCTCTCTGACTGTCTCGCCCTCAGCCCCAGTGCGAAGCCTTTCTTGCTTCTGAACAGCGACCTGCTTCCAGGTTACTTGCGCCGTGCTGTTGACAGTTCCGACATCCATTACCAAGGCGTGCCTGATCCATTAGTTGGAGTGATCTGTAAATCAATCTTTGCTTGTAACTTAGCCTCTAACTCAGTTACCGCATCGTCGCCCATCTCTGCTTTGAGCCAAGCGATGCAATTGGCCTCTGTAACACTGTCATAAGCTGTGAAGCTGTTAGGATCGGGCGCTGCTAACGATTGAGTGCCATAGCTTCCAGCGGCGTAATCTTTGCCGCCATTCGTTTCACTGGCATTACATCGCCAATGAAGGTTGTTAATGACGTTGGTCAGACCGTCTTCCGAAAGCACAAAGTCAGTCTGTGAGATTGAGTATGTAAATGTTGCTGCCATTAGTTTTGCTCCAGTTGTGCTACGCGGGCGCGTAGGCTTTGTATTTCTTTGACTAGCATCGGGACTAGCTTGCTGTAGTCCACACCCATCATCTCATTAGGGTCTTCAGGTGCTGGTACAGCCTCTGGTGCAACAGTTTGCAACTCCTGTGCAACCATGCCGTAGTCTTGATGTGTACCGTCAACCTTCCAATCGAACTTGCGTACTTTAATCGCGTCTATCTTGCTACCTGCATCATCCGCATCTGCAATGTTTTCCTTCAGGCGGTAGTCTGATGAAGTGGAGTAAGTCGTAGATGAGCCTGACATCGTTATTAAACCGACCGTGCCATTCGGATTCGTAAAAATAATACCAGTGCGGCTAGATGTGGATTCTCCTGCTACATTCATAGCGGGTTTGTTTCCGTTATTGACGACAACAATTTCTCCAGATGCAGAATTCACTGTTGCGCTAGTTGTGTTTCGTAATAACGCACCAGACGAGTCGATGCGTGCGCGTTCTGTGTTGTCGGTGAAGAAAGTTAGATTACTGCTTGAGTCATAGCCGATGTATCCACTGTCAGCGTCCGACGCGCCGTTATTGGACAGCTGGATATATACTTGCGTTCCTCCCGCTTCAAACTTGCCGACGGTGCTAACTCCAGAACCTCCAAGGCTGTGAAAGAGTCTTGACGGGCTGCTTGTGCCCACGCCAACTTTGCCGCCAGTTAAGCGCATGACTTCACCCGTTGAGTCGCCAAAACGCAAGTCTGCGGAAGAGGTCGTTACGTCGTTACCGATAAATGACCAATTGTTTTGCGGCTGATTATAAAACCGCAGACCGTAATTAGCGTCGTAGGCTATAGCGACTTCGCTCGCAACATCTAGCCCAACGCGAGGTTCACGCCCGATGCCGACGTTGCCTGAAGACCCTTCTACGAACAGCGCGTGAGTGTTTGTGTCCGACTCAACGCGGAAGTCTTGGTCAATTCCCCCGTCATTAAATATAACGCCGCCTGTCGCCGTAATACGATGTTGCGTAGTTCCGTCGTTTTGGCGAACGAAAAAAGCGCCATGATCGTTTTGTTCAGCCAAGGCAACAATTTCTACTGCACTGGCAGAGTATTCGACCGCAACAATATCTGAATTACCATTTGATTTTATTGAAAGGCGTTTTGTTGGCGTCATGCCCACGCCAACTCGGTTATTCGTCGAATCAACGACCAGCGTGGTGGTGTCTACGGTCAACGCAGCGGCGTTTACAGTCCCGGTAAACGTTGGCGATGCGAGCGGTGCTTTAGCGTCTAGTTGCGTCTGAATAGCTGATGTAACGCCATCGACGAAGTTAAGCTCTGCCGTGGTCGCTGTAACGCCATCAAGTATATTCAACTCCGCAGCGGTGCTGGTCACGCCGTCCAGAATGTTTAGCTCTGCTGCCGTCGCCGTTACGCCGTCCAGAATGTTGATCTCAGCGCCTGTTGCAGTGATAGCCGTAGCGCCAAGCGTTAGCGTTGTGATCGTCAACGCGCTTACTGTATTGCCGGAGAGCGCAGCGTTTAAGCTGGTGTCTGATACGTTGTTAAGATCTGCTCTCGCTTGTTCAAAACCGCCGGCCGTTGATCCGTCCGACACGACGATGGAATCGTTTGTCGTATTAACAACTACTTCGCCTTCCGCGCCTGTGAATGCCGCGATCTCGCTGGCTGTTCCTCGCCGCATTTGTAATTGTGTTGCCATCTAACTCTCCAATGTGGGCCAGTCTTCGTCATCTAAATTAGGCCAGTTTTGGTGCAGTGTAATATCGCGCAAAGCTTGCCGATAGTTCTTATACCGCGCTTTCGTCTCATCCGATAACACACAGTCGCCAACCTGAGTCCAGTCAGTCTCTTGCAAAGCCTCGCCCCGACGTTTTCTATTGATTTCTTCTAGGGGTATCGCTTTCGGGTTTTCTGAGTCTCCACTGTAGATCATCGCGCCAACGCCTCTGCTGTCACGAAGTTATTATCCCACTGTGGTGTGCCAGTGACGTTCTTTTGGTATCCATATAGCTTCACGTATATCGTGCTACCGCCTCGCAAGCTCTGAGTGCTTGGCTTCATCAGTATCCCACCAGAAGATGTGCCCGTGGTAAAAGAAAATCCATACGAGTTGAAATCACCGCTCCGCGTGCCGTTCACATCGTAGCTCTGACCCAAAGAAGCAGTCCGCTGGATGTGCGTGGCAATCATCGTCACTGACGAACTAGGAAATGTGCCACTAGGATTGCCTTGCAGTGTTATCAAGTAGTCGATCAGATCCGAAGTAGAAAGCGGCGTCGTGAATGTGATGTCAGCCAACAGTTGTAGGGTCTCACCGCCGAACTGATGAAAAGGCGTTGAAGCTATAAATGAGGTATAGCTGGTGGTGAACTGTTGCGCCGTCTGATTGGTAGTGCTATCTCCCTTTATCGTGCCTAGTGCGTTTGCTGCGATCTGCGCAGAATTCACACCAGAAGCTCGAATGATTAGCTGGCCTGATCCATTGGTGTCCAGCGTCACGTTGTCGATGCTTAACTGATTCGCGCTTAGTGTGCCGGTTGAAATGTTGCTGGCGTTCAAGTT